ACAGTAATTTCCCGCCCAACAATTGAAGTCCTTAAGAACTTTTGTTCAATCAACAAATCTATCGTTATCAAACCTGGCAATCAAGTTGCTACTCTCAGCATTAATAAGAACATTCTTGCTATCGCTGATGTTGAAGAACAGTTCGATACGCAGATTAGCATTTATGATCTGGGTGTATTTATTGGAGGTTTGTCTCTCTTTAATGAACCCAAGATCGATACAACCCAAAGCAATTATATCACCGTAAGTGATGAGAGGGGTAAGTCTAAGACTCGTTATTTCTACGCTGATCCTGATGTCATCGTTCAACCTCCTGAGAAAGAGATCACTCTGCCCTCTGTAGATGTTGAATTCAATCTGTCTTCTAACACTCTTGCACAGTTGCAGCGAGCAGCATCTGTGTATGCTCTGCCCGATCTGTGTCTGTATGGATTCGATGGATCATTGCAATTGTGTGTGACTGATAAGAAGAATGATACCTCTAACAGTTACTCTGTTGAAGTTGGTGAGACTGATGACAATCAGTTCTGCTATTGTTTCAAAGTAGAGAACCTCAAACTTCTTCCTGGTGACTACAAAGTTTCTATCAGCAAACAAAACGTAGCACTGTTTGAAGGGGAAAACATCAAGTACTATATCGCACTCGAACCCTCCGTTTCCTGATTTATTTTTTTATTATGAATGATTTCCTTTGGGTTGAAAAGTATCGACCTCAAAAGGTTGAAGACTGTATTCTTCCTAAATCTGTGAAGTCTACCTTCCAGAGTTTTATTGATCAAGGTGAGATTCCTAATCTCTTGCTTTCTGGAACTGCTGGTGTTGGTAAGACTACTATTGCTAAAGCACTCTGTAACGAACTGGGAGCAGATTACTATGTTATCAATGGGTCTGATGA